CAAGGTAATAAATTTAAATATGATAAAAAAATAAAAGATAAAAATGGAAAATAAAACAGTTAATATAACTAACTTTATTGGTGTATATGATAATTACATTACTAAAGAAGAATGTAATAAAGCTATACAATTATACGAAAATCAAGATAAATTTAATAATACCATTAATAGAATAGGTGGAGAACAATCTTCAATATTACAAAAACAAGATCAACAATTTTTTGCTTCTGGACATAATATAGATGTTTGGTGGGAAGAATTAAAACCAATGATGTTAAACTTTGATTTAGCTTGGAATCATTACGTTCAAAATGTAGGAGCTAAAGATGCTTATGGAGTGCCCTTTCATTTTACTTGTTTAAAAATTCAAAAAACATTACCAACAGAAGGATATCATGTTTGGCACCTTGAGCATGGTAAAGGATTTGATAATGAACCTAGAGCTTTTGTTTTTAGTATTTATTTAAATGATGTTGAAGAGGGTGGAGAAACAGAGTTTTTACATTTTTCAAAAAGAGTTCAACCTAAAACAGGTAGAATAGTTATATGGCCGGCTGGTTTTCCATATGTGCACAGAGGTAATCCACCTTTGTCAGGTAAAAAATATATTCTTACTTCTTGGATGATGTTACGATGAGTATGATGTAGGTCTTGCACCTAATCTAGCAATTTTATCAGCTTCAGTTTCTGGAACATAATTATCTCCTTCACCTGTGCCAGTATTATCATTATCCCAATCAGATTGTAATCTAGCTAAATGAGCTGTATCCCATCTAGTAATGAAATCTTGAAAATCTCCTAAATTAGCATTGTCCCAACTTGAATGAGGAGTTGCATCTCTGTATTCTACTTGATCGTTAACATTTGAAGTTGCGTATTGAATGGCCCAAATATTAGCCCATTTTGCTAGCCCCCAAAAATCATTATCATCAATAACGTATCCAACGCCTTCAGACGCTCCTTCAGCATAATTTTTAATTATCATTTTATCTTCAAATACTACTGTCCATTGTGCGTTTGTTGCCATAATTTCTCCTACGTCTTAATAATATAAATAATTGTTAAATAAGGTTGAATCACCGAAGTTGAATCACCTGAAAAAGTTGCACTCATATTATGAGAGTGACCTGTACCAGACCCTGTGTTTCCTGTGCTGGAAGAACTTCCCCCTGGGGAATAGAATGGGTGACCCATTGTGGCGTTATAGTAACCTGAGTTTCCTCTACCTTGAGGGTGTGAGTGAGATGCAAGTTGTGCAGTTGATAAAGTTGCGTTAGCTGTAGAACCTCCGACGTTTCCTGTTGAAGCCACAGTATTAGCCCCACCAGTTGATGCTAAAGCTTTAGTTCCAGATTTACCCATTGCAACGTTGTCTTGTAAATCAGGAACAAGAAAAGTGCTTGCACCGTCGCCAGCTCCATAAGTTGTACCTACGATTGCAAACAATGCAGAGTATGTAGATCTTGAAACTGCTTGACCATTACACTCTAAGAAACCTGTTGGCACTGAAGAAGAAGACCACGGCACAATAGTAGCTGTAGGAATTCCTTCGATACCAGTAAGATCGGCACCTGAAAAATTGTATTTTGTTGCTTCGTAATTTGCCATATTCTATTTCTCCTTGTATGTCCAACCTGTTGTAGCATCTCCTGAAAATACTAAACAGAAACCAGCACCTTGAGTGTTTACCACTAAGTCTGCTGCTGCGTTAGCTATATTAGAACTGTTTCTTCCAACAGTCAATGCGTTAGAGTTAAAATCATAACCTTGATCTACAAATGAAACCTCATCGCCTGTAGCAGGAGATGCAGGTAGTGTAATTGTAACTCCTCCACCATTTGTATTTACTAAAAGTTGAGCACCAGCTTGAACTGTTTCAGCTGCAGAAACTACTCTCCAGTTTCTTTGCTCAGATAATTTTACTACATTAGTTCCATCAGAATATAATACATAGTTATTTCCTTCACATAAAAGAACACCTGTGCCTGATGCAGTTTTAAAAGTTAAAGTATTTCCTGCGTGGTCACAAGCATTTTGTACGTTATAAACTTTTTCTACTCCATCTGGAATAGAAACAGTTCTCGTCCCTGCTAAAGTCCCTGTTAATTTAATAACATCATTTTTACCATTTGATACAGCACCATTAGTAAAAGTTAAAGTTCTGTTAGCGTTAGTTAAATTGAAAGTTGTAAAGCCACCAATAGCTTGTTCTAAAATAAGTAAGTTTGTATTTGTAATTTGACCCCAAGTTCCAGAGTTTTCACCGGTTGCTTGTACTGTAAGTTTTAGACTAGCAGATGTAGAATTCGCCATTTTTTAATTCCTTATACGTTCATTTTATTAAAAATATGAGTTTCTGTCAAACTCATTATGCAGCCACCTCTTGCCATCCTGGAGGTGTTATAGGCGCTGAACCTGTATTAACTTCGTTCCAGATCAAAGCACTACCAGATCCTTGGTTCATAGTCAAGCTTAAACCTGTAAGCTGAATATCAATATGAATTTTAACACTGACACCAGCTAATTGATTATTTAAAGGTAGTCCAGTTACATCAACTTCTTGGCCAGGGACACCCACGGCTGTTCCTAACCCTGCAGTCATTGCAATACCTGTTGGACTTGCACCTGCTCCAGCTAAACCTAAAGCAGTTCCTAAATTTGCAATCATAGGTTCACCTATGATCATTGCATCAGGTGCTGGATCTACATTACCTAAAGTTGCTTGTGCTATGTTTAAAGTGTTTAGAGTAACTACTGATTCACCTTTAAGTGATAAATTACCTGCAGCTGCGGTCATTGCGATACCTGTTACATCAACATTTGCAAATTGACCTTCAACTCCCCACGCATTAACATTCCAACCTTGTCTACCCCAACCTGTTTGGTTAAATGCATCTACAGATCCAAGACCCATAGACATTGCATTACCAGTAGCCATCGCATCAGGACCAGCATCCGCTGTTCCTAAAGTTGAAGTCATTCCAATACCTACTGGAAATACTTTTCCAACAATATCTATAGTTACAGAATTAAGAGCAGTTGTAATAAGTTGATTGTTATTTGTGGAAGGACCTGTGGATACATCAATAGATGCTACAACATTTCCTAAAGTTCCTGTAAGTGCTTGACCAGGAGCTATAAGATTTCCTACAATACCCCATGCAGAATCATTCCAAGCTAGTCTACCCCAACCAGTATTAATTTCACCAACAGTTGTTTCGTCACCTAAAGATGCAGTAAGGGCAATACCCGTAACTGTAAAAGTTGGGTCTGCTAAATCGTTCCATTGGTTTTGACCCCAGACACCGGCTGACCAAGTTCCTGATCCACTCATAGGAGTTTACCTCCTACGATTAACCAGAGATCCTTAGAATCGCTGCTGTTGATGTTTGAGCTGGAAACTGAATTGTAAAAACTCCAGATGTAGCTGTTTTATCTGCTCCAAAATCTAAAACTGCCACCGCTGCATTTGAGAACGATGTGTTATAGATTAAAGCACCTCTAGCAGTAATAGTCACTCCAGTAAAAGATCTATCTGAAAAGTCTACTCTTGCTACACCAGCTGTAATTGAAGTTGCTAAATTAACTAGCTTTCCACCACCAGATGTATATTGACCAGAGTTTGGAACTTGGTTTCCAGTTGTAAAAGAAGTTGTCGCTGAGTTTAGAGTTGCTGAAGAAGTATAAAGAGCTATTTTAAAAATATCACCAGAGGGCGCTGCAGTAAAATCCTGATCACCATCTAATAATTGTTTTTTAAAAGAGTTTGCAATTGCTTGTGTTATAGCCATGTTTATTTTCTCCTATTTTCCTATACGAGGAACACCACTTTGATATTCGTCTCGTCTTCTTCTTCCCATTTGTTCTATTGAGAAGCCTTCTACTGCTTGTTTATACCTTCCTTCGTATAATTGCAAGAGATCATTTGGCCCTTTTAGAAAACTAAAAGCCTCGACTAGGCATGCATACAAAAGTCCATTGGGAAATTGCAGACTTAAATATGTAGTTGGAATTGTACTCGATAATCCATCAGGTTTCAAGATATAATTTAGTTGAATTGTATACGTAGCATCTGGAATTGGAGCCACGACTACAGTGTCTTGGTCCCAGTTACTATAATATTTAGGCACCCCTTGAGAATTTAAATTATTAAATTCTGACATAAAACTAGTATCTCTATATTGTAAAAAATCTCTATTATCAGCTTGGCCCACTCCATCAGAATCTACGATTTGAGCTGATCTAATTACTAATAAATTTTGTGGTGTATCTATAAATCTTGTTCCAGCTATTAAATTAGCTGTTACATATCTTCTATTATTATCAGAATCTACATCTCTTAAAATTCTAAACTCTGCATTTTCAATAAATCCATTTACAATAGTATCAGTTAAAACTGTACTAGTAACCTCTGTATAATCTCTAATTTTTTGTACTAATTCTGTGTAAGTCATTATGTTATTTGTATCATACCTCCCATACCTATACCATGAATATAACAAGCATAATAGTAAGTTCCTGTAGTAGCCGGAGTCCACTCTAAATACCTTTCTGATGCAGCGTTAAAAGTGGTTGTGTCGGTATAGTTTGATTCTGTGCTTGCACCATCTAAATAATAAGAAACGTTTGTAGATACAATTCCACTTCTTAGGGTAGATAGGGTTGTAGAATTTGAAGTTGAGATAAATAAAGGGTGATTATCATTACTGCTATTATCTTGTGAAAATTTAATTACAGTGTCTTTAGCAATTGATAAACTCATTTGTCGAGTTCCGTCAAGATAGAACACATTTCCTGTTCCACCCACAAGATATAATGTCCCTGAAGCCACAGTTACTGCATAAGTTTGAGTTGCAGCAGCAGGAACTCCCGCTACAACTTCACCTAAAGCAATTGAAGCTTGTCTTCTAGAATTTATAGTAGAGGGATTTTCAGGTTGCATACTATTATTACTTAAGTCTTGAAAAGCAAAATCTCCCGGTAAAGTTAAATTAGCTACCATGTTTCCACCACCAATTTGATCAGATGGAAAACGTTGAGGTCTTGCTTGTTCTAAACCTTGTGGATCAGCCACAAAAGGTTTTGGTTCTAATTGTGGTTGCTTTGGTTCATACTCTGATAAATGTACAAACGCACCATTCCATTCTGTAACCATTTCTCTCCACGGAAAAGCTTGTCCGCTTCTATCAGAAATTGCTAGTGCGTATTTACCTTTTGCAAACTTAGCCATATTAATCTATCTTTTTATTAACCATGTTCATTCGTTCAGTTAATTTAATTATATCCTGAATGCCCATTGCACTTTGTAAAGATTTAAATTCCTCAATACTGATCGGTTGGAAACCTAATTCTTTAACAGCTCTTATATAATCTAAATAACCGCCCGCTTCTAATTTTATACGACCACCATCAGCTTCACCTTTTCTCATCATATCAGCTCTATCTGCCATCATTTCATCTAATTCTACAATAGCTTTTTCGTAAACTTCACTTTGTTGACGGCCACTTAAATCGTAAAAATCTTTTCCGTACATTGATTCTGCTAATTGATCTGCTATCATTTGTATTTTATCTTTGTCCATTATATCTCCGGGTAATAAGTTTTAGGTGAAATGTAAACACTTGCAGGTGATCCATCTTCTTGCAATGCTCTTTGTATTTCATCTTCATAAATTAATTTCATTTCTTGAGTTCTTTGTGGTGCTTTTTTCATGGCCATATAATAAGCTAAACCTGCACACATACAAGGAACAAATCTATTAACTACATCTGCTTCGTTTGTGTATTTACCTGCATCTTGAATTCTTTTAACATAATAAAAATAAATAAAATTACCTGCTTGTGTATCTCCAGGTGTTAAATACAAAGTGATTGTAACTTTATCTATAAATCTTTGTACAAAATATTGTGAGGGTTGACCTGTAGAACTTTTATTTGAAAAGGCTTGGTATTGTGATCTGTTAATTTTTGAAAGTGGTGTATCTACATCACTTGTGTTTCTAAAACTAGCTTCAAGAATATCTGAAACCATATCAACAAAATTTGTAACAGCATCTCCACTCGTGTGACCTGCAGCAGTGGTTCCATCTGCTCCTCGACCAGAGGCCTCACAGATTATGCTGTTATCAGAAATAGAAGTATAAATAATTACTTCAGAATTAATTCTGATTTTACCTGTGTCGTTCATGTTTTTAGTTGATGAAACAGGAATGGTTGTTGCAGTTGATGAAATACCAGAACTTAAAGTTGTAGTTATTCCGTTAGCATTTCCATCGGAAGGTGATCTAAAAATTGTATATTCGTTTTGACCAGATGCAAGTGTAATTGCAGTTCTTGCAACTTCCCAAAAATGTAGACCTCTGTTGTCCCATTCTTGAAACATTATATTTAAAGAACGTCTAGCTGATCTTAAATCATTACCAGAGTAATCAAAGAATCCTAATCTTTCAAAAGACTCAGTTATAATATCATCGATCGAGAGAAATTTCTCGAATGTACTTGTGCCTGAAAAAGCCACGTAAACCTCCTACGAGTTATTTCCGCCACTATGAAACACAGTTAATTTCGTAACCTGCTCTGTAGTGAAAACAGAATTAAGATTAGTTTTAAATAGAATAGGTGTAGGAAAAGTTACAGTTTTACTTTCCGCTACTGCACCATGATCTATTTTAACTTTAGAAGTTGTCCCATCTTTTAATTCTATTGTCCCTGCAGTCGCTGTTCCAACATAATGTATTCCGTAAGCTCTAGTTCTACCCACTTGAATAGTTTTAGTCTCTACGGTTACGTTGCTAGCTACTCCATCTTGTGTTGATGCAAATGTTGTCATTTATATTTTCTCCTTAAAATTTATGTGGGCCCGAAGGCCCACAAAATTATTTATTACTGTGTATCAAAAGGTGTTGCTATTGATCCAGTAGAATTAAGTAATCCCTCTACAAAGTAAAGGTTTGCTGCAACTGCAGTAAACTTAATGTAAGAACCTTTTAGACCACCTGTTGTTGCGACAGCAGCACCAGCTTCTCCATTTAGATTAACTTCATTGTTAGCTGTTGCAGGAACAAATTGTTTTCCAGATACTGAAGCATCAATTCCAAGTGTAACCATACCAACAAATTTATCGTTAGTATCTTTTGTTTTAATTGTACCAGTGAAATCGTCTGTGAAAAGAATTTCAAAAGTAGTTCCAATTGTGCTTGGGTTATTTGGATCACTTCCTGGTCCTGCTACAGCTGAATCAGCTGATGCATTGATTGCAGGTATTGTGATTGCAGTTGGTGTGCCCGCAGGATCCATAGTTACAAGTCTTCCTGCGTGATCAGCAACAGTTAAATCAGTTGCTAAAGTTAATGCAGGGACTGCTCCTGGTCCAATTGATTGAAAACCATTTTTTGACCTTACCGGTCCGTCAAAGGTTGTATTTGCCATGATATTATCCTCCTAGTTTCTGTTTATGTAGTCTCTAGGCTGTCGACTGTACGCGTCTACATAAACTAATTATATACAGTAAGTTTTTTATATACTAGTTTTTAGTAGAGTGCAAGAGAGCCTGTAGTGCGGAGTGGATTTTTTCCAACGATGTAGCTTTTTGTTTAAGTAGCTACGGAAACTTGCGGAGCGGCACCATCAACTTTATTTCGCAGATGCTCTCTTTGAGCTTCTGCCATTTTGATGTGGCTTAAGACATCTCGAACTTTTCGATCTATCCTAACCATATTGAGAGTATATCTACCCTCTTTAAGATGCTCTTGCTCCCACTGTAGATCCAGACCCCTCTTTTGTTGATAAAGGTCGTTTAAGTGTTGCATCATTTGTTCCATCGATAACCTCCTCATAGGTTATTCTGTTTATCTTGTTATCATAAGATATTCCAAGATATTCCCAAACTATACTTTTTTCTCCTAACTTGTCAAGTATAGCTTTTTCTAGTGAGGTTGAGCTATTGTCACATTTTACACTAAACTTAGCGTAGTGATCATAAGCCCAAATATTTACTAGAAATGTAGTCATTATATCTACCATATATTATTAGCATCTTCTTCACAAGTAATTTCAAATTGTAAACTAATTCTTTTTTTAGTTTTGTGAACAATTGGCAAATGATCTAAAAAACCTGGAAAAATTAATAGATCATATTTTTTAGGTTCTATGTAAATAATTTTATTGTCATATTTTAATTGTATTCCACAATCTTTAACTATTTCTAAATACAAAACACCACACAAAGTACAAGTATTTTTATGGTTATGCCAAAACGGATTTGGTGTATAATTTTTATCTGTGTAATGAGCCCATAATAAATTTTTATTATTTTTTATAGTAAAATTATTAATATTCTTTTTACAACTTTCTATAAATAAAGAATACAATGTATCATGGTGTTTTGTAAAAACTGGATAATTATTTCCTTTTTCATAATCTACATTTACTAAACTTTTAATGCAATCATCAATAATTTCTTTATCTATATTTTTTAATTCTTTCTTTAAATTTTCTATGTAAAATATTTTATCTTTCATATTAAAGTGAGGCGGAACTATGTCCCGCCTCAAATTTATTAAGTATTATGCGCCTTCAACGCCAAAGATACCTCTGTAGTCAGATACACCGAATCTGTATCTTTCTCTAGCTTTGTATCTTACGTTTCCAGTATCGAAATCACCTTCCATCGCTGTTCTGATTGGAGTTCTTTCGAAATACTTCATACCGTTAGGTACATCAGTGATAATGTAGAACGCATCCGTGTCAGTTAAAAAGTTATTAACTCTGTAACCTTGTGGAACCATTCCCATTGACGCGATTGCGTTAATGTCATTATCAGCAGTTGACGTTCTACCTTGAGACTTCATCAGTCTTTCAGCAGTGAATTGAAGTTCACTTGGAACGATCATTTTAACACCTCTTGCAGCAATTTTTAGACCTCTTTCGTCTGTCATTGCAGCAATATCGATTAATGATTGCTCTAATGAAGTTTCATTCAAGTCAGCTTGTACCGCTAACGTGTTTGATACAGTGCCCGCGATTGTTGGGTGAGCAGTGTTAAATAAAGAAACACCATCACCTGAATCAAAATTATTCGTAGTTGGTAAACCTTGAATAAGCGGATCCACTGATTTGATTTGTTTAGTATTCGCCATGGATCTAGCTAATGCTTTTGTATATCTAGACGCAAGTCTATCATACAGGTTGTCCTCGATCGCTTCTTCAGTGATCGCGAACGCCAACGCTACAGTTTCCATAGTGTATCTAGCTGTGTAAGTCTCTTGAGCATTGTCAAAAGTTACGCCAGAACCTTCTGGTTTAACTGCTGCATTAGCAAAACCAGATAACATAACTTCTTCTTCAAACGCTCTGTCTGAAGTTTCTGTTACATATATCTCAGCATGCTGATTCTCATAACGTTTGTATTCCAGTCCGAATAGTGCATTCAGGCCTGGTTCTAGTTCCTTAACTAGTTGTCCTCGTGATATAGCCATGTTTTTTCTCCTATTCTAACTATTATATACCGTTATTTTTAGCGTTATACAGGTGCTCATTGATCATGACAACAAAGTTCAAGTTGGCAGCGCCAATTGTACTGTTCTCTACCTCAGTTGAGATACCTGTTACTTTTATTTGAGCCGTACCAGTTGTAGATGTACTGTGATTTAGTTCCGACTTAGAAACATTATTCGCAGAATTTCCAGCTGTTACTTCGATGTTGAAATTCTTAAACACATCTGTCTGCGCGTGCGCAGTAGCTTTGTTCGATTGAATCTCAAATCTTTCGTACGGGTCATCAGCCACGAAAGCTTTAATATCACTTGCAGCAATTGTTCCTGCATAGTGATTAGCAAACGTAGGCTTACTAGTTGTTGGATCAGTGTAAAAGACACCATTGAGTGATCCAAGAAGGAAAGCTTCAGAAGCTGCAGCTTGGTGAATTGTACCAGCCGCTGTTGCTGAAACCGCATCTTGGAAGAAGATTTTAGTAGTATCACCAGATGATATACTATACTCCCCTAAACCCTGGTTGTCTCTATTCTGACCGACTTTGCCGATAGCTCTTAAGCCAAAAGCAGCGTCTTTGTTTGTTTTTGCCATAGAGGCCTCCTTATAGTTGTACCTGCCCTTGCGGGCCTCCAGTACGGGTTTATGTTATCTCGATGGTTTGTGAATTCCTAATTAGGATTTCTTTGAGCCACCAAAAGTAACACGCGATTGTCTATCAATATTGATAGGCATGCTTGGGTGCTCTTCCTTCATAAGATCGTTGTCTGCTGCTTCGACTTTTTCCGCATGCTGTTTAGCATAGTACTCTTGTCTTTGTTGCGCGATCTCTTCTGGTACCCTAGCGAGCACTAGGCCGCCAACACCGATTGTCCCCTTATATTTTCCGTCCTCTACAATTGGAAAGTCTGAATCTGGATATTCGTCAGCTCTCACTAATTCGTATCCTGATCTTATTCTTCCAGCGACGTTTTTAGTGTCTTGGAATCCTAAAGATTCAACTCTTATCCATCTGTGCCTAAAACCTGTAGGCGCAGGGGGCGCATCTAATGCTGATGGTGGAGTCCAGACTTTTTTCTGAGCTGTTTTTTCTCTAGTCTGACTCGCACGAGAGGTTTTCTTTTCATTATTATTTTCCATATGCTTAAGCCTCCTTCGTGATGTTTAATTGTTTCGCATATTCTTCAAGTGGCACACCTAATTTTTTAGCGATTGCTACCTGCGATGGTGTGAGCCTCACAGTTTTGCGACCTGATCTTGTACTTCGCTTCGCTGAAGCTACTGTCTGTACTGGCTTGGTCGTTTCTTTTTCAGCCGTATCGCTATTATTACCAAACTTATGCGGAAATTCAAGTCTTATTCTCTTATCTATTTCCGAATAATATTCGTCACTTGATGGATCAAAACCTTCATCTGTTAACTTTTGATGTAGATCAAATGCAGTGTAAGTCATCGCAGTATCCTTACCAAACCAAGAGTTTTTCTCACTCCATGCTTCGGCTTTTGGATCTGGAGTTCCTCTAGCTGCTGTTTGTCTATTTAAATTAACTTCAGGTTTTTTCTCCGATTGTTGTTTTTCATAAGCTTCCTGGGCTACTTTAGTTTCAGCCAATTTAGCTTTTTTGTATCCTAACTCAGATATAGAGGCTAAAGCTTCTGCTTCAGCTGTTAGATCATTTGCTTCTCTAGCGGCTGCAAGTTTAGCTTGCGCAGCTGCTACACCTGATGTGATACTTTCTTCTGTGACAGCAACAAAATCTGGTTGCAGTTTGGAAAGTTTACTCTCTGCATCTTTTTGTTTTTTTAAAACAGTTTGAGCATAAGTTAAAGCTTCATCTTTTTGTCGTTCAGCTTCTCTCCATTTTTTTGTTAACTTAGCAATTCTTTTTTGAACGCTATCACTGTATTGTT